GAGAGTTCCTGTAATTTTTTCTAATCATTTAATTATGAATCCTGCTGAAAAGTTCCCTAATATTGTCAAATTACAACCCGGTGGTTTGAAGTGTACCTACTTGCCATCTATTGTATTACAATTATCTACTACAACTGAAAAGGTTGAAGATATGGCAGAAGATAATAAAGCTTCCAAATTATCAGAAAATATTTCTGGTGTACACTTGAGAGCTTTGACTACTAAGAATCGTTTTGCCCCACCTTTTGTGGAAACTACTATGATGCTTAATTATAAGACAGGTTTAAGTAAGTATATCGGATTACTTGAAATGGCTAAGAAATTAGAGCTATTTACTAAAGATGGACATCAATACGTTATGGATGGAGTTAAGATTGGATTCGCCAAGAACTTCCAAGACAGCGCAGAATTTTGGGAAAACGGCCCACTTCAAAAATTGGATGTTTTAATCAAAAAAGAACTTACTTATTCAAATGAAAATCTTACAAAGATACAGGAAGAAGTGGAGAAGCAAGGATAACCCTTGCTTTTCTCTCCAATCTGTAGTATTGTATAAAGATATGAAATTTGAAAGGTTACATGATTAAACTAGACAAAAAGTTGTTCGAATATGTGATTTGTAAAAATGCCATGTTCGACGCAGAGTATTTGAGTTCCATCGTAGATCATTACAATCCACTTTATTTCGATAATGAAGATGTTCGATGCATCTTATCGATTATTGTTGATTTCTTTGGTAAACACAACAAAATACCCAACATGACTGAAATCAAAGTCCTTTTGACTGATGATACACAAAAGGAACACATTAGAAGTCTTTTAGCTATTTTGAAGACCATTGATGATGCTAAAGATTATAACGGAGATGAATTGATCGAAAATACCGAACAATTTCTTCGTGAACGTGCAGTTTATATGGCATTGTTACGTACCACTGAGAATTTATCAAACTCCAATATTATTGATACAAGTGCAATCTTAGAGACTTTCAATCAAGCTTGTACGATTTCTTTAGTCGATGATCTTGGGTTTGATTACTTTGAACGTGTTGATGATCATCTTAATGATTTGAATAAACCAAATAATGTAATTCCTATTGGATGGAGTTTTATTGATGAACGTATTGGTGGTGGTATTCAGGCAGAAGGTAAGGCATTATATGTCTTTACGGGATTTACTAATGTAGGTAAATCAATCTTTCTTGGTAATATTGCTATGAATATCGTCAAACAAAATAAGGTAGTTTTACTTATAAGTCTTGAAATGTCTGAACAGATGTATTCAAAACGTATTAGTAGTTCAATTTCACAAATACCTTATTCGATTATTCATGAACATGTGGACGAATTAAAGACCCACATTATGACGTTCAAAGATAATCATAATGCTAAATTAATCATTAAGGAATTTCCTACCAAAGGTGTTACAGTTAATCATCTTAACAGTTATATCAGCAAATTAATCAAGCGTGGTATCAAACCTGATGTATTGGTTGTAGATTATGTAAATCTTTTCAAGAGTAATAAGAAAAATGTCGGCCTTTATGATGAAGTAAAAGATATTGCCGAACAACTTAGAGGAACTACATACAAGTTTAAATGTCCTTGTATAACAGCTTCACAGTTAGGTAGAAGTGCGGCAGGTGTTTCAGAACCGGGTATGGAAAAGACTTCTGAATCTATTGGTTTACCTTTTACGGCTGATGCACAATTTTCTATTTGGAGTGAAGAGGGTGATAAACAAGCAGGATTAATCCATTTAGGTATTCAGAAGAACCGATTTGGTGTTAATTTTGGTCATACCACATTAGATATTGTATATGAGACTTTAACAATTAAAGAACGTCCAATATTCACAACTATGACTAACGCTACTGTAAAATCATCTGATGATACAATTGATGATATTCAAAAAGCATTATCAGCTTCTAAGACTCCTATACCAGCGAAAGCCCCTACATCAGTATCAACTGATCCAACTGATCCCTTGGGTTTACCATATTAAATTTATGATAAAAAGTACTTGAAAAGTGATGTAGAAAGTATAAATAGTTACATGGAAAAAGATAATGCTATAAAGCCTTTTATGAAAGATTGTCCTGTCGTTCTTTTAAGTGAACGAGAGTACGAAAAATCATTAATGAAATTTGGCAGTTTCTTATACCTAATAAATAATAAAAATATAAACCCAACGTTTATCTTCATAAATTTAGTAAAAGAAGAGAAACTACAAAAAATATTCATGGAAATTACAGGGGCAAACACCCTAACAGAAATACTACAAAAGTTATTGACATTTTACCCGAATTTGATAAAGTCAAAGATGGTAAAGGAACAGTGTATAAAGATTGTTAAAAATAAACAACGAAATAAACAGAGAGCAAAAAATGCTAACAGACCTACAAAAAACTATTTACAACACGCATCTAGCAGCAAGTCGTTCACATCAAAATAAACCGTTCACTATCCGCAAAGATTTTGAGAATTTTGAAACAGAAAAATCAGAAGAATACTTAGCTATTCTAAAGATTGAACAGATTATCAAGACTAGTAATTTAAATACCAAGGTATACATTAACGCCCCTTATCTCGTTTATGCTGATACCAAATATTTTGATTTACCATTTTACACCACACAAAAAGCTATTAAAGCTTATACCGTTCATATTAAAAGTATGCAATTTAAATTACCCGATGATAAGGAACAATTGGAATTTATTAAAGATTCTCTTATTTTCATTAAAGATTATTGCATCAAAGAAGGTATAGTATTAGATAAGTATTTCTCACAAATGGAAGGCATTGCACCTGCATGGGCAAACCATATTGTGACATACAAACTATCAATCTATCTATTTATTGGTTTCGAACTTTTAGGGGTTCCTATACGAGATATCATGTATGATTTACATCCAGATGATAGAGAGATGTATCTAGGTAACATAGATGAAACGTACCCTAGATATAAAGCGAATATAAACAATTCAATTATAGCTAAAAAATTGATAAAGGAAGGGGTGGCACGAATAAACACATTGATTAGTGCAGAATGTTTACCGTTCTAAAAAGAACAAAAATAAATAAAGTTTGGACTTGAAAAGTCCTAAAAAAATGATATGATCTTAATATAGATCGAACAAGGTATAATAAAAGAAAGAAAAAGAAAAAGGAAATTATGATTAATTACGAAGAAATGTTGAATAATATTGTTAGTATTAAAGAGAAGATGAACGATGGTATCACCAAGCATATCTTGAAAACAGATACAATTGGTAATGTTATCACAGGAAGATTGCTTCCTAACATTAAAGATATAGACCCTGAAACAGGAGCAATTCCTACTGAATATTCTTACTACTGCCATTTCGTGCGAAGTAAGATTGACAATTCTAATATCTATGTGAATTGTTTAAATACTCTTGGTAATCCCTGCCCTATCTGTAAAAAGAGTATTGAAATGTGGAAAAGTGGTGACGAAAGTAAGAAGAAACGTTCCGAAGGTATTCGTCGTCAACACAACTTCGTTACTAACTTTTATGTTATTAATGATGTGAAGAATCCTGCTAATAATGGTAAGGTTATGTTGCTCAAGTATGGTAAACAGATCGATATGAAGATCAAGGGTGCGCTTGAGGGTGAACTTGCTGAGTTTTATGGTAAACGTATCTATAGACTTGATGAACAAGGTTGTACGTTTATGATTAAGGCTGAGAAGAATGCTGATAATAAGAATAGTAAAAATTCTTATGTCACGTATACAAATTCAACCTTCTTACCTGCGGGTCCGATTGTTGGCATGACACCGGAGAAGATGAATGAGATTATGTCAGCTACTCATTGTTTGTCTGCACCTCACAAGGTTTGTAAGACTCCCCAAGAGCTTATTGATCTTTTGAATAAGCATTATTTCATTAATGATGTTCAACAGACATCAAATGCTGATGTTGAGACATTCACTGGTAATGTTGGCAGTTCTACTGCAACTTCCACTGTAACCACAGAGAAAAAGAGTGATACAGTTAGTGTTGATGAAGCTACCTTAGATGATATGATTAAGGAATTGGGTTAAATATGAACCAAGACGACCTAACTGATTTACTTGCTTTAGGTGGTGCTGTCAGTCAACAGATCAATGCTTCAAATAGCATGAGAATGGAATATGACAAAGCCATACCTAGATTAGACCCAAGAAGATTAATTCAGGACGCTACAGGGGGGTTTGGGCAACCAACCCCCTCTCATTATCAACATAATGGTAATTCTGTGCAAATGACTAACGCACCTGCCATTATTAATGATGTTGACTTTAAAGAAGTGCGTGTATCTCCTATGATGGGATTAATACCCGTAGATGAGGCTTTAACGGATGATATGCGTAAGAGAGGCATCACTGGTGCAGATTTTGTTAATAGAGGCACCACAGGCACACCAGCCCACTTACAAGCTGCTAGAATAGCTGGTAATATACAACCTGTAATTAAAGAAGATAAAGATCAAATGCAGTTTACTTTCTTGGAAAAACTTGATAATCCTCGTAAGCAAACCCAAATGGAATATTTTGATGAAAAATTCTTATTACTCGATGTAAAACTTGATAAGATGATGGAAAAACTTAACATCTTACTTGGTAAGAAGAAAAAGATTTAATATGACACCCGATGTAACAAATCCAGAAGCAGATTTAGAAGCACTTTATCGAATTGCTGGAAGTCGATTGAAAAATCCACTAAAGCCACTTGATAAATCAGTAAAGCATGATATGATGGATATCAAAGTGATGAAGGAAAGTATCAAAGATTTAACTGAGCGTGTTGAAAATTTAGAAAGAATATTACGTAAATCTACAAAGAATGTAAAAGCAATGCAAGTTAACAATCAAAATCCAACCCCAAAGAAGAAAGTTTAAAATGGAAATCATTGTCAATAAGAAGACGATTCTTACGAAGTTTTTAATCCCTATTAGTAAATTTACCGATCAGGCTACTTTAACGCTTACAAAAGACTCAATTCATTGTGTGTCATATTCTACAAGCGAAAAACAAACTGTAATTCTTTACACCAAATTAGATGTAAAGACTGATACTACAGAAAATGAAATCATTCTTAATATTGGTAGCGTAAAACGCCTTATCAATGCTTTTAATTGTATTTCAGAAGATATTATAAAGCTTATTATTGACAGTAATAGCATCAGTTATATATCAGCTAGTACGAACTTCAAGTTTCATTTGAAAGAAGATGGAACAATTGAAAAGGCTCCTATTAGTCTCGATAAGATTGCTCAAATCCAATATAATACTTGGTTTACACTTACAAATGATAAGATCAATGAAATTCTTCAAGCATCTAACTTTAGTGCAGAAACCAATAAGGTTTACATCTATCTCAAGGATAACAATCTTTATGGTGAAATGACAGATAAGACGATTCAGAATCTTGATAGTATGACAGTATTACTTAGTGATGCTGTTATGGGTGATAGATTGTCCGAAATGATTGCTTTGAAGATAGATATTTTCAAGATCATCAGCACACTTAAAATGCCTACATTAACTGTAAAGATCAATACTAAAGGCGTAATCATGTTTGAGATTAAAGAAGCAGATTTTTTACTTCAATATATAACCAGTTCGTTAGTAAAATAAGGAATCTATGATAACTAAAGAAGAAATATTATGTGGTAGTAGAGATGAATTAATTGAGTATTTTCATAACAACTTCAAATTTAGTGATATTGTAAATCCTTTTGGTGTAATTTATTATTTTATGCCTGAATTTGGTAGTATCGAAACCCAAGTTGATAGAATTAAAAACTCAGGAGTTATATTTTTTAATAAAGCTTATAAGAATCAAGATTACAGCATTGATGATGTCATTATACAAAAATTTTGGGTGTTTGTAAGAACACCTAAGACAAACGATGCAGATGCATCACATTAAACATAAACCGCAAATAGAAAGATACACATGAAGACTATAGTAAAAAAGACAGTTAGAAAGACACGCAAGATTGCTAAGAAGCATAATGTTAGAAATAGCATTGGTCGTTTTACCAAGCAATTGAAACGTGACCGTCTTGGTCGTTTCACTTAAACCATTAACCCCTAACAAAGAAAGGATAATATTATGAGTAGTAAACCCACAACATGCGGATATTTTATGATGCGTATGAGAGATAGTGGATACCGTGTTGAAAAGGTATTCGAAGACTATGCTCCAACTGATCCTAGATCATGGACAGTAGTGATTGATCCCGGTTTCGCCACAATCTTCTGTACGTGTTTTATAAATCGTACTGACTTAGGTGATAATCACTTTGAGTTTTATGATGGTGGTCAATTCTTACCCAATATTAAAGTTAAGACAGCATCAATTGATGTCTTGATTGAAACATTGGTTAAGTACGGCATTAATCATAAGGTTGGTAATTACGAAAAGTTTGCCAAAACCTGATAGTAAATGATAAATAGTTAAGGAGTAGGAGTTATGAATATGACCAGAAAGAAAAAAATTTCTAAGGATGTAGTTAAGACTCCTATTCCTGCTATTACCGCTACAGATAAACCTAAACTATCTGATACTGAAATGAAATCTTTTACGGAATTTGTTAAGAAAATTAATCTTAAAACCCCTAAATCAGAAGAAGGTGAAATTAAACATCTTAATAACATGATAAAAGAATACACAAGTTGTTATCTATTATTAGGTTATAATACAAAACATGAGGCATTTGTGTTGTCACATGTGAACCATATGCAAGATTCCAATGCTATTGATGAATTATTACGTCAAGTATTCATGAATAATATGGATGGTACTGATGGTAATCAAGAAGAAGACGAGTAATCGTACTTACATTTTAATCAATTTTATTAACTAGGTCGAGTAATTGACCTAGTTTTTTTGCTTTGGTGTATAAATAATTACAAGGAATATTAATATGGAAAAGGATTTTGGAATATATGTAGGTGTTTGTGTGCAAAATAATGACCCCGAAATGCGTGGTCGTATTAAGATATATATTCCTCAATTATCACCAAATATTACAAGTTTGAATATAAATGTAGATAAATTCTTCAATTTTATTGATAAGAATAATCCAGATATTACCTCTGCACTTACAGATTTAAAAGAAATACTTCCTTGGGCTGAATATGCTGGACCAATGTTTGGTGGCTGTGCTAGTGGTCGTTTTAATGCCTCTAACGGACAAGCTACGACTTCTGATTCAAATGCTTGGGATGGTGACAAGGTTGCTGATGGGGCTAGACCTGCGAACAATTTTGTAGGTTCAGATACGTATCCTGATGCATTCACACAGACAATGGGACAACAAAACCGTAAAGTAAACGACTATGCCTACCAATACACACCATCTAATTATTCAAATTTAGCTAGAGGTGTATTC